GGTTAGGATGATGTGGTCCTGTGCGGGGACTGGGATTATTCGATAGGGGACAGCGGGTATCAGCCGAGGGACGTGTTCCGTTACGGATACCGCAAAGGATCGGTCTTCTGGTCTGTCAGCCGCCTGCATCTCGTAGACTGCGAGGTGGTCGCCAACAACGGCGGTGAAGAAAATAGAGCGCCCCACCACGACTGGTGCTGTGTCTTTCTGCACCAGGTACTCTGAGGACAACTTCAGGCCTGCTGTTTTTGGCGTGAATGAAGACGTCACGATAGATACAAGGTCTGTATCGAGGAGTATGCGGGCTGATTTACGCCAGTAATTGAAGTAATCCCGCGTCTGTGATGTCACGAGATTATCACGGGAAAGGAACGCCAATCTGTTCTGGAAGAACACCATGTTGTTGATCCTCTCACCGAGAAAGGATGGTCCTGGGTTTGACCGATCATCCCCCGCACTCCGGTCCACAAGAGGGGCCTGTTTTAAGGTAAAGGTGCCATCCTCGTTTCGCACAAGCGTGTGAGGCATGGTTGCGGGATCAATCCCTAGGGAAAGACCTGGCCCTAAGTCTTCGACCCAGACCCCCTCACTGTCCACCTGTGTAGTGTCGTGAGCGGAGAACCTCAGGTAGTAGTCGTCTAGCTCTGAGGAGGAACTTTGGATGACCTTGATGAGATAGCCGTGGGGCGCTCGGTCTGGCAGGTCGTTTGATCGGCGGATGGTTTTCTGGATCACACCTACGCTGTCGCTGTCGATGCTGTCTGTGGCTGTGATGTCGAAAGGCGCACCGTCCACACGGGCGATCTCAAGGACGGCCCCATCGCCTGTAACGGTGTAGTCCGTATCGGCCTCAAGCTGTTCCTTCAGGCCCTGAGCGATGAAAATGGTGGACGTTTCTAGAACTTCGTCCTCAGAGGTTATCAATTCAGCTTGCTCCACCCCATTGACCACCACCTTATATGTCGTTCCGTAGTCGCCCTGGCGGACGTAAAGGATGGCCCTCTCGGGCTCTTCAGGGGAGGTAGCGGGTAGGAGTTGCACTACCTTCTCCCTGTTAAGGATCATCGTATAGTCCTTGAGGGTCAGGAAGCGGATACAGTCAGCCGCATCTCCCACGGTCTGTAGGTAAGAACCGTTAGTTTCGTCGTTTACAACGTAGGGTGCTCCCGTGTCTCGGTCGTAGACCCAGATGGACCCATCATCGACAAAGATTTGGTATCGCTCATCCCCATCCCGGACGTAGTGGTGTTCCGCAGAGGTCCCTCCTTGGGGTCCGTCTAGGGTTGCGATGAAACGGGTTTGGTTCCTCTTTACGTTCCCATCAACGAGGCTGGGCACCACGTTGAGACGGTCGGGTTGTTGGTTAGTATTCAGTCGTTCTGCAACCTGCTGGCTTATGCCCTGCGCGAGGTTGTCTGCTTGGACCTTTACGTTTGATCTAGGCATATAGCCTCCTATCGGTTTGCGATTGCATCCGGCCCCGTGATCGAACCACCAATAGCCCGGGCATCCTCCCGGAAGAGCTCCAAGTAGGACATGTTTCGGTTGTCTGTGAGTTCGCGGATCAATATGGGGTCCCCTCCAGCCTTCGCGTGGAAAGCGAGAGCGGCAATGTCCACCACATGTTGGGCGGCGTAGTCGGGAAGGTCTTCGAAGCTGTAGTTGAACCGAGCTCGTCCCGTAGGCGTCTGAGTAAACCGGAAGGTTTGGTTGTCACGGTCGAACAAGCGCCCACCCCTGATAGAGGTCCTAACATCATCCGTAACGAAGGCGGTGATCTCAGAGGGAACACGAACCTCACCGTTAACGTCTACAGCGAGGCTGTAATTATCCTCAGAACAGAAGTCCCAATCTCGGGACTGTACCCGCCGCCCCGCTTGGGCAAGGAAGAACTGAGCGTCCAGAATGTCGGGGTCCGTGATAGTTCCCAGCAACGTATTTGCGGGGGCCTCCTCGATTAGGGCAAGGAGGTAGTTCACGGCCTCTAGCTCAGTCGTGATGAATTGGTTTGGCATTGTATCTCCTGTCAAAAAAATAGGGAGCCGCCAGAAGGCGACCCCCTACAGAGATTTCGTTTGCGAATTAGGCTACAGCGATTTCCACCGCACTGTCAGCACGGAGCTTGCCTGTACCCTGAAGGTACTTACCGACCAACAACGTACCCTGGTAGGCCACTGCAAAGTCGCCGGAAGTCATCTCAACGGACAGGTCCATCAGTTTGACAGTACCAATCGCGCCACGGTTCATGACCACGCCGACTGTGTTGGTGAAGTCGCCGTCATAGACGTTCATCTCACCTGCGTCAGCACCGACAACACCCGTAGGCACGTTGTTGGATTTGACGACTTTGACGTTGTCGTAGGAGCCGATGTAACCTGTGGAGACGGAACCGTCACCACCCAGGTCTTTGTGGATCACGTTTGGTGTCATCGCCAACAGGTGCGTCTGTGCAGGCTTGAAGATAGCGGAGCGGTCGGCCATCGGCACGTCTTTCTCATCCAAAGCAACGGCGGCATTGGAGATCGCAGCAGCCAGAACTTCACCATCAGTACGTGCGTCTGCGGCAATGATAGTGGAGCCACCAGGCATACCCGTCACAATGGAAGGAGAACGAGCGGCCAGCAGTGCTGTCTGAAGGGCGCGACGGTCCTTTGCACGGGCCAGGGCTTGGCCGATCTGGCGGGTGTACTCGGAACGGTAATCAACGTGAGACATCGCTTCATCAATGTTTGCAATGAAGGCATCAGAGACCAGCAGGTCATCCACAGCGATGATGATTTCGTTCGCGCCAAGGGACTGGTTACCCATCAGGAACTCACCGGGTGTGTGGAAGCGGGCGCTGATCTTACCAGTTACCGGGAAGCCAGCAGATTTGCCGCTCTCAATGGTACGGGTAACGTGCAGGGCATCCATCACGTTTGTTTCGTCGTAGGCAGCAATGATTTCGGCCATGCTCTCTTTGATGAAGAGGGCCTTCGTATCGCCAGCTTTGTTTACTTGGCCGAGACGGGCCGCAGTCATATTTGTCATAGGTTATCCTTTGGGTTGGTTACAGGTCCGACACAGCAATGCGTGCGCGGACTTTTTTCTGGTATGCGATGTCGCTCTTGTAGCGAGGGTCGTTGATCGCCTTCGATTGTTCGGAGCGATCTGCAAATGGTTGAATGGCAGGCGCAGCCGCCGCTGCCGTAGACCCTTCGAGGGTTACCGCTGCGGCTTTACCTTCAACGGCCTGCATACGACCTTGGAGCCATTCGACGGCCATCTTGGCGTTTGCAGGTGTTGTGAGGGCAGAGTTGTAGCCTTCCAGCTCCTCATCGGAGAGGTTCTCACCTGCCCACTTTGTGAGCTCGGTGTAGGCGTCTTCACCGCCAATCTCGGCAATCAGGCTATCTGCCTGTTCCGTTGATAGGCCTTGGGAGGCACCTTTGATGTATGCGTCAACATCATCACGGGTGAAGCCCATACCTTCGAGTGCTTCGTAGCTCTCATCGGCCAAGGACCCGTTGTCAGCGAACTCCTGGCGGAAACCTGCGAGATCGACGGGGGAAGCCTCTGCGGGTGTCTCTTCGGAGGTCACCTCCTGGGCTTCTTCCGAAGTCGCTTCAACAACAGGTTCCTCAGTGGTGACCTCCGCAGGTGTTGCTTCGGTTACTTCGGGGGTATCCGCAACTTCGGACGTTACTGTTTCTTCATCAGCCATGGGGGTCTCCTTAGCGGTCGATCCGTTTCTGACCATTTGTCAGTTGAACAACCTGAGGGCCTTTGGCGGCGGCGTCGTTTGGTGTTGTTGCGACTTCGGTTGATGGTGCTTCGGTTACTTCTGGTGTTTTGGGGGCTTTAGCCATCTGACATTCCTTGTGAGATCATTTGGGGGGCTGCTTCAATCGCCTGAGCGGTGACTTGGTCAGCGGTTTGTTGTTGGCGGGCTTCTTCTTCCGTCTTCATTGGTGCAGATAGGTTCAAACCCAGTGCTGCTGTAAGGCGGTCGGCGAAGGTCTTGGCGGGGAGGACTTGAGAGAGCGCATCGGCCCCATAGGCCGCGACCATCTCAGCCCGAAACACTCGTAGCTTCTCGAGCTCTCGCCCCTTACGGAGCGCGTCGAGGCCAGTTGTGATGGTAAGGTTGATAGTGTCTTCCGGGAGGGCCGGGAGGTCCTTCATCTGCTTGATGCGGATGCGGACATACGGCTTCTGGAAGTCCTCGGATAGTGTCGTATAGAACCCGGAGAGAACCTCTTCGAGTTCCACGGCAAGGAAGCGAACCTCTTCAGCAGTCACACGCTCCGCCTCACGGGTGGCGGACTGGTTCATCAAGAACGCTTCCTTCAATCGGTTGGCGTAGTCGTTCGCCATATTGTAAGCCAGTTGGATGTCCAGCGACTTACCAAGCTGAAGTGTAGAGACATCATCAGCGTTACCAGCGATGACATCTAGGTTCTCAGCATCGGCGAGGTCCTTTGTAGCTGTGCTCCCGTTGGGGTTCACAAACCAGACCACTTTGGAGCCAGCCGCAACAGCGTCGAGAATTGCTCGAGAGAGAGCCTCTAGGCTTTCAAGGTCGCCATAGATTTCCTCAACGAAGGAGCGACCCCAGCTCTCACCATCCACCACGATAAAGCGGAGGAAGAGGAAAGGGAGTTCGTCTTTCTTGTGGGAGAAATCTGATCCTTGGACGCGCTCACCGTTGATCTCCTGGAACCCGTGATACATCTCACCTTTGAGGTGGAGGTGCGTAAACAGGTCGAGGGGCTCACTAGACGCGGAGGCCTTGGTTTCGTCAATCTCAGTATCAATAGCTGGGTCGTTAACAACCTCAGGCGGGGCACTGTCAGGGTGGACCTTCTCCACGATTACAGCCTCTAGGACTGTTCCTCTGGCGTCCCGTGCCACAACGTAATGGGACATGGGGATGACGCGGGCTTTGGGCTTTCGGATGTCTAAGCAAGAGTTACCCTCAATCAGGAGGCGCTTGTTCATCATCTCAACCTTCGTCCGGTCGCCAAGCGCTTCGATGCGGTGCATCACAGCTCGGTCATACTGGGCGAGTATCTTTCGGGCACCTTCAGTAGTGCCTTCCTCTTCATTCTCCGCCTCCTCAGCAGCGATCTCATCCGCGTCGTGACGCCAGAATGGTTCGTTTGCTGGGAACGCTGCTCGGGTCGTCTTGGCAGCGAGGTTGCGGACCCCGAGGGAACCTACGTTCTGCACCGGGTCTTCCAGGTCATCAGCTTCGGTGAAGCCGTCTGGAGGTGAGATGTAGGGTAGAGTTAGGGTTGCGTTGTTGCGGGCCCTTCGAAGGGGGGCCTCACGGTTACTTTCGAGGGCGGCGTACCGCTCTGCTGCGGTAAAATCTACTTCCACGGGTTAACGTCCGATCTGGACGCCTGCCTGCCCTGGGGGGACTGAAGCAGCGGGGGATGTGCGATCAATGCGCAGCTTATCAAGGCCACGATATGCGAAGCTGTCGAGGTCTTCCTCTTCAGTCGCGATCTCAGGTGCGTCAATGCCTCGCTTTGGAGGCTTCGGCACCGTGACCTTTGGGATGTTTACTTTGGGTTTACACATGGGAGCTCCTCATGAGAGATTGAGCTTGCCCCTCAGCCATCCGCCGAAGGAAACGCAAAACGTCCCGCTGACCGCCATGGAACATGAGCTTGTCATGAGTATCTGTTAGGATTGGGTCACGGGAGGGGAAGTGGGCTTCCAAGGCTTCAAGCAGCTTGGGGGGAATTGCGGGGAAATTGTCGGGTGAATGCATTGGTTATCTCTAGGGGCAACCTATTAGAGGAGGCCTAGAACAGCCTTCTCGAGGTCCTCTAAGGTCCCTTCGTTGTTGATGATTTCATCAGGGGATACGCGGTGGGTTTCGCTGGGGTGACCTGACTGGACGCCCTTTGAGCGACCTTCCACGAGGAACAGGCGTCCGCCCATCTTGCGGATCATCTGCTCTTCGTTAGGGAAACGGACATCCTCAACGACAACATCAAAACCAGCATCCAGAAGGGCGCAAACGCGGAACTTCCAGAGGTTGACCCAGAAGTCAGGATGCATAGTATCGCGGCCCCACTCGGTCCCAAGGGTAACCATAGCATGGCGAGGCGAGTGACCTGAGAGTTCCGCTACTGGGAGTTCCTTGAGGTCTCCTTCGATACACTCAATGATCTCGTCCTCACCAAATCCAGCTTCTTCGAGCAAGGTTGTGAGCATGGCCTTCAGGGGGCCCGCAAAGCGATGGCGACGATAGCCCTCACGGGCGAGAACCAAGGCCACCTCGGACTTACCGCAGCCAGCCTTTCCGGCCAGCCCGATTAGCGATCCTTTGGTGTCCATAGGATGGGCTCCTTCTTGTCCATGTCATATTCTGAGCGGTGGAGGATGCGGGCCACGCGGGCCTGTACGAGAGCGTCCTCTTCGGTGAGGCCAGCAGCTTCGTAGTGTGAGACCACGACTTCCCAGAGGTCCTCGCAGGGTTCCAGGTTGTAGCGGGTCTCCACCGCGCCCTTACGCTTGCCTCTTACGATGGTGTATTCGTAGGGGACCTTCTTGAGGCCCTCTTCGATGATCTTGGAGGCGGTATCGACACCGACCCCAGGGCACCCTTTGTAGCCATCCGTCGCGTCACCCGAGAGGGTCTGCTTGAGGTGCCACATTGCGGCCTCCTCTTCGGAGATGCGCATGATGGTGGGCCTGCGGACGAGAGCGTCACGGACGTAGAGGCCGGGGATTGTCTTCATGTCCTTGTCGAGGGACACGATGATCTTTTCGCCCTTCATGGCGGGCCATGTCGCATAGATGCCGAGGATGTCATCGCCTTCGAGACGGGGTCGATACACCGCGTCGTGGTCCTCAATGAGCCACTCTTTGATGTGCTTCAGGACAAGCGGCTTCTTGGTGGACGAGCGATTGCCCTTGTAAGAGGGCAGGACATCCAAGCGCCAGTTGCGTTCGCTATCTGTGAGACAGAGGACGTAGTCAGTGGCGTCCAAGGCCTCCACGGTTTTCTCAACCATATCCAGGAAGGATGCCTTTACGGCGTCCGCGTCACAGTGCCATGTCCAGTATCCATCACCCCAGTCCGTTGCGACCTCGTTGATGAGTGCGGCCTTGTAGGCGTAAACGTCTGCGTCGATTAGGAGGGTGCGTTTAGCGGCCAAGGTTCACGACCTTTTTCACAGCCCAATCAACAATGATGACGGGGAGAAGGAGAGGCCATACGGGAAGGATGAACCAGTCGGTAGGTTCGAACTTACGCGGGTCCAGGGTGCAATTCGACTCTGATCCCAAGACGTAACCACCCATCAGATACAGGTAGGCGATAATTGCTGTCGTCATTTCAGAACTCCAGTGTTTCGTCGGACTCCTCCAGGAACTCCAAACCTACGGGCGTGGGGAGCCAGAGGTTCGAGTAGCGGTCGAGGCCGATGCGGTTTGTAAGGAAGCCCTCAGAGGCGCAGGCTGCGATCTCTGTGGCGTTGAGGCGGGCAAAGTCACTCTTGGTGGTGACGCGATTTAGCCAGCAGGTCTTCACCACCAGCGCCAGTGCGCAAAGATGGTTAGTGAGTGTCATACCAGTTGTCTCCGATTTTATATTCGCCAGTGATTGGGCAGCGGAACTTGAAGTGTTCGCCAGCTTGCTCGAAGGCCCAGACACAAACTTGACCAAGATAATCGGCCAGCTCGGGTTTAGCCCAGCATTGAACCTCATCATGAACGTGGGCCATGAGTGCCCAGTCTTTACCGAACACGTAGCCCTCGCTTTCGAGACGATTGTAGAGGAGGACAGTTGCTTTCTTCGAGATCAGCGCCCCTGCTGATTGGAGCAGAGTGTTCAGCGCTGCGTGAGAAGAGCGGATGGGAAGGATACGGCCATCTAGGCCTTTGAGGTAACCTCGGAACTCAGGGTTCTGTATCTTTCGGGTGCGCGGTGAGCCGCTCTTGTTCAGGACCTTCTTGCCGTCAGCATCCCGGACAGGGACGTAGATGACAGGTGAGGTAAACCGAGCAATGGCGTCTTTGAGTTTCTTGAGGGCTGGGGTCTTCTCGAGGAACGAGGCCTTCAGGCGTTTGCCATCAGCAGCAGTACCATCAACGATTTCACCGATCTTCGCGTCACCGCCTCCGTAGAGGTATCCGTAGATGAACGTCTTAGCCATGTCCCTCGTGGGAAGACCTGCGGCGTTCTGGTTGGCTGTGTGGATGTCACCGTTCAGGAGCTCATCGGAATAAGCACCATCATCATAGACTGCCATGAAGTGGGCCAAGCATCGTAGCTCGAGGCCAGAAAGGTCAGCGCCTACTTGCTTCATCCCCATAGGGGGACCCCAGAGCATCCGGCACTCTTTACCGTAAGGGGAACCTGCGGCGGGCGTCTGAGCCACGTTAGGGGAGGAGTGGGTGCATCGACCAGTGATGGCTCCGTTCGTCGTAACGTTGTGGTGGATGCGACCCTCGGGGGTTACCGCTTTGAGCCACGCCTGCTTTCCTTCGGCGATCTGGCCGAGGCGCTTGGAGATCATCATTGCTTCTTCGAGAAGCGGAGCCTCCTCATATGGGAGGGACTTCAGGACGGTTTCGTCCAGCTTGGGCTTACCGCTGTCGGTTAGTTCCTGGGGTTCCCATCCGTACTTGTCGATGAGGCGGTCTGCGATGTGGTCGCGGGAACCCGCATTGAACACAACGGTCTTCTTCTTGTAGAAGGTCTCGCCCTTAACATATCCGAGCGTCTTATTGTTCGACTTGGGGATGAACGCTGTAGAGACCTCCCACGGTGGGAAGTTCTTCTGGAGTTGAGCGCCAATCTCCGCAAGACGAACCGTAAGGGTCCGCTCGAGCTTCTCTGCCCCGTCAACGTC